TCAGAGTTGGAAGTTACTCAAATCGTCGGTGTCCACTTCCGCGTCAATCTGCCCGACCAGATAAGAACTGACTTCCACTTCCTGCGGAGCAACCTGCACGTTATCAGACACCAGCCAGGTGTTGATCCATGGGATCGGGTTGGAGCGCGTCTGGAACGGCAGATCCAAACCGACTGCCTGCATACGGATATTGGTGATGTATTCAACGTACTGGCAGAGAATGTCTTTATTCAGACCAATCATCGAACCGTCGCGGAACAGATAATCCGCCCAGTCTTTCTCCTGTTGAGCTGCCTGAACAAACAGGTCATAGCACTCCTGCTTACACTCTTCGGCAATTTCCGCCATCTCAGGATCGTCCGCGCCGCTGCGCAGCAGATTCAGCATATGCTGGGTGCCGGTCAGGTGCAGGGCTTCGTCGCGGGCAATCAGGCGAATAATTTTGGCGTTGCCTTCCATCAATTCGCGTTCTGCAAATGCGAAGGAACAAGCAAAGCTGACGTAGAAACGAATCGCTTCCAGCGCGTTAACGCTCATCAGGCAGAGATACAGTTTTTTCTTCAGCTCGCGCAGGCTAACGGTCACAGTTTTACCGTTAACGGTGTGGGTACCTTCGCCCAGCAGATGCCAGTAGCTGGTCATTTCGATCAGCTCATCGTAATAGCTGGAGATCCCTTCCGCACGTTTCTGGATCTGCTCGTTGGTGACGATATCGTCAAACACAACAGACGGATCGTTAACGATATTACGAATGATATGAGTATAGGAACGGGAATGAATCGTTTCTGAGAACGCCCAGGTTTCGACCCAGGTCTCCAGTTCCGGAATAGAAATAAGCGGCAGCAGTGCCACGTTCGGGCTACGGCCCTGAATGGAATCCAGCAGCGTCTGATATTTCAGGTTGCTGATAAAGATGTGTTTTTCGTGTTCAGGCAGTGCCTGGTAATCGATACGGTCGCGGGAGACGTCAACTTCTTCCGGACGCCAGAAGAAAGAGAGCTGCTTTTCGATCAGCTTTTCGAAGATGTCATATTTTTGCTGATCGTAGCGAGCCACGTTGACCGGCTGACCAAAGAACATCGGTTCTTTGAGCTGATCATTTTTCGTCTGTGAAAAGGTGGTATATGCCATGAGTGTGTCCTGTTGGGAGTTTAATGCCGGATAAGGCATTTTACGCCGCATCCTGTGCCTGATGCGACGCTGACGCGTCTTATCAGGCCTACAAATCCGAGCCGTAGGCCGGATAAGGCGTTCACGCTGCATCCGGCATCTCAATATCAGATCTTACATGCGCCGCTTTCGCAGCCATCGTCCTGGATTGACGGTACCAGATCGTCCTGCGCGTCTTCAGCGCCGTCACGGGTGTTCTGATAATACAGCGTTTTGACCCCGAATTTGTAGGCGGTGAGCAGGTCTTTCAGCAACTGCTGCATCGGCACTTTTCCTGACGGGAAACGTGACGGATCGTAGTTGGTGTTAGCAGAGATCGACTGATCGATAAATTTCTGCATGATACCTACCAGTTGCAGGTAGCCATCGTTACCCGGCATTTCCCACAGCAGCTCATAGGCGTCGTGCAGGTGCTCGTAGTCCGGCACCACCTGGCGCAAAATACCGTCTTTCGACGCTTTGATGCTGACGTAACCGCGCGGCGGTTCAATACCGTTAGTGGCGTTAGAGATCTGTGAAGAAGTCTCTGACGGCATCAGGGCAGAAAGCGTGGAGTTACGCAGGCCGTGCGTTTTGATTGATTCACGCAATGCTTCCCAGTCGTAATGAAGCGGCTCATTAGCGATGGTATCCAGATCTTTCTTATAGGTATCGATCGGCAGGATCCCTTTCGCGTAAGTGGTTTCGTTAAACCACGGGCACGCGCCTTGCTCTTTTGCCAGCTCGTTAGACGCTTTCAGCAGGTAATACTGAATCGCTTCGAAGGTTTTATGCGTCAGGTTGTTGGCGCTGCCGTCGGAGTAACGCACACCGTGCTTCGCCAGGTAGTAAGCGAAGTTGATCACACCAATACCCAGCGTTCGACGACCCATCGCTCCACGTTTGGCGGCCGGGATCGGGTAATCCTGATAATCCAGCAGCGCGTCAAGTGCACGAACCGCCAGAATTGCCAGCTCTTCCAGTTCATCCAGGCTATTAATTGCGCCCAGGTTGAAAGCAGACAGCGTACACAGCGCGATTTCACCGTTCTCGTCGTTGACGTCGTTCAGCGGTTTGGTCGGCAGGGCTATCTCCAGGCACAGGTTAGACTGACGCACTGGCGCGATGGCCGGATCAAACGGGCTATGGGTATTGCAGTGGTCAACGTTCTGAATATAGATACGACCGGTAGACGCACGTTCCTGCATCATCAGCGAGAACAGCTCAACGGCTTTCACACGCTGCTTGCGGATGCTGTCGTCTTTCTCATATTTGGTATACAGGCGTTCAAACTCTTCCTGATCGGCGAAGAATGCGTCGTACAGCCCCGGTACGTCGGACGGGCTGAACAGGGTGATATCTTCACCTTTCAGCAGGCGGGTATACATCAGTTTGTTGATCTGTACCCCGTAGTCCATATGGCGCACGCGGTTGCCTTCCACACCACGGTTGTTTTTCAACACCAGCAGGCTTTCCACTTCCAGATGCCACATCGGGTAGAACAGCGTTGCCGCACCGCCGCGCACGCCGCCCTGAGAGCAGGATTTCACCGCTGTCTGGAAATGTTTGTAGAACGGAATACAGCCGGTATGGAACGCTTCACCACCGCGAATCGGGCTACCCAGCGCACGAATACGCCCGGCGTTGATGCCGATCCCGGCACGCTGGGAAACGTATTTCACAATCGCGCTGGAGGTAGCGTTGATGGAATCCAGACTGTCACCGCACTCGATCAGTACGCAGGAGCTGAACTGACGAGTCGGGGTACGCACGCCGGACATGATTGGCGTCGGCAGCGAAATTTTAAATGTGGAAACCGCGTCGTAAAAACGCTTCACATATTGCAGGCGCGTTTCACGCGGGTAGTTCGAGAACAGGCACGCGGCAACCAGAATATAAAGGAACTGGGCGCTTTCGTAGATTTCGCCGGTCACGCGGTTCTGTACCAGATATTTGCCTTCCAGCTGCTTAACGGCAGCATAAGAGAAGGTCATATCACGGTCGTGATCGATAAACGTGTCCATCTGCTTGAACTCTTCTTCCGTGTAGTCTTCCAGCAGATGATTATCGTATTTGCCCATCTCGACCATTTTCACCACGTGGTCGTACAGCGCAGGCGGCTCAAACTGGCCGTAGGCTTTTTTACGCAGGTGGAAGATCGCCAGGCGCGCGGCGAGATACTGATAATCCGGCGCATCACGGGAGATCAGGTCTGCGGCCGCCTTGATAATGGTTTCGTGGATGTCAGAGGTCTTGATACCGTCATAAAACTGAATGTGGGAGCGCAGCTCGACCTGGGAAATCGAAACGTTATGCAGTCCTTCTGCCGCCCAATCCAGAACGCGATGGATTTTGTCGAGATTGATGCGCTCTGTGCTACCGTCGCGCTTTGTCACCAGCAGATTCTGATTCATGTATGTCGTACCTGTTTTTGGAATTCTTTCCGCAATAGTTTCATGCAGACTACCTGTAGTACGGGAAGCTGCTTAGAACACTATATATAGGGGGTATGTTTGGGATTCACTGCAAGATAGTGTGAAAATGGCCCTCTTGCAAGTGCATAACTTTGTGGATAACTCAGGAAGGAAAAAGTGGCTTTCGCGCACCTTAGGTCAGACAAGGTGTCCGGGAAAGTCAACGCAAAGAAAAAAATTGTTAAAAATAACGTTTGTTGGAATTGTATATTTTTATCCCCTTCAATGGTTAGCATTCTATTAACATCTTTTTTTAGAGACAGAAAAACATATCGTAACAACATATATACAGTGTTAAGAGGCGAGTATTATCCTGCGGTGGGAATTCTGGGCGCTGTTAGATTCGACTTTCTCAGCAGGATTACATCGTCAACTTGCGACGTTGCCGTATGACTTTCGTGTAATAGGTGACAATGATGCGGCTAGTGAGTTACTTGTGAAGTTTTTCGGAAAAGGTTTTGTGGCCTCGGATCTTGATGAGCTACAGCAACATGAAGTGTCTAATTTGATTTTTAGCCATAGCCAATAAGCCTCCCTCCTCCATCAAGGCCACAATTTGTGACCTTAAACAATTTGCTTTCTGCTTTTTCTTATTTGAGAAAATAACGTTGTTGACAGCTAATAGGCTCGTTGTTGTTATACATGCCTGTATAGATTATGACCGTAAATTATTAGCGGATTTTAAGCCATATTCACCGTTGTAGAAATTACTCATGTTCCATTCATTAGGAAGTTCTTTTCTGTCCAATGTATAGTGGCGCACGATATAACGATCTTCATCTTCTTCGATGGACAGGCGGACATAGCCAATGTGAATCACCGATACGGGCGGTGTTCGTATTGCATAGATGTCGCGGAGATATACCGGCAGCTCGACAAATGCATCAGGTGCATCTGTGATGCTCGTTTTTTCACAGTATTCATATAACGCATCGTTGATATCGTTAAGAGATTCATGATCGTATATTTCCAGGTAATTACCGCGATCGCGATGGTACTCGATTTTAGCCATTCAAAATCCCCTGTTATCGTTTTGCATTTCTCTAATCCGGTTCAGAACTACTTCGTGCTGGACTTGGATAGCGGCTTTTTCGTTTTCAAGCCGGGCAATAGACATCTCTAATTCTTTGCTGTACCAGGCGAGCTGGGCCAGGTTCATCCGGTTGTGGTCGAGAGTTGGAGACACTTCGACGCGATCCCTTTCTTCCTGCTTTAATGAGAAGAGATTCATCTCATCCCTAGAGGAAAATTCAGCAACAATTTCTTGTTGATGATCCGGTCGCTGCGGCATCCTCGCCAGTATAAATGGCGGTTCTTTTGAAAACATGAATGTCGGTTCAGACCGTGTTTTTACCCAGCTTGCCTGCTGTCTTTCGGCAAGTTCACAGGCTTCATCATAGTTATCTGCCAAACAAAGCACGGATGGACGGTCCCACGCCCCACCATTCAGACAATAAACTACAATTTTCCCGTCAGGTTGTGTAACCCCATATGGATGGTCCCACCAGGCGTCCAGCTGAGCTTTAGAGCGTTTCTCGTTAGGAGTGCAGTCAAAATTTTTGGGCAATATAGGATCGAGAGGAATGCGATTAGGCATAGCTAATTCCTTATTAACTGATTGGCAACGAGGTTACGCTGATCCGTTGGTGATGAATAGTAGCAAAGAGCACAAAATCATCAGCGGTGGTTGATGTACGTAACGCGTTTGCACCAAAGGTGTCTCTTTAATGTATACTGTATAAATGAACAGTATTATTGAGGTGAAAACGCTATGGGCTTCCCTTCTCCTGCGGCGGATTATGTTGAAAGCCGAATTTCTCTTGATCAGCAACTAATCAGGCATCCATCAGCAACCTACTTCATGCGGGCAGCTGATAGCCATCACCGTGAGGGAATATTGCAGGGTGCTTTGCTGGTGGTTGATTCCTCGCTTACTCCGGTTGATGGTTCTCTGCTTGTGTGCGCTATGGAGGGTGAATATCGCATAAAGAGATACAGGAAGTATCCGCGCCAGCACCTGGAGGATTTAAGCACCGGGAAGAAAGAGGCGTTACCAGTAGATGACGATGGATACACGGGCAGTAATGCTGTTTTTGGTGTGATCACTCATGTCATCAATGATGCCCGAAGTGGGGAATTTGATGATTGTCCGGTTATTTAAGCTGCAAAGTGCTGGTGCTTTATGCCTGTGAAGTTTATAATTGTGTACACATAACGAGTACACGAGGTGTTTATGCAATCCATTAACTTCCGTACCGCGCGTGGCAACCTTTCTGAAGTGCTCAACAATGTTGAAGCCGGGGAAGAGGTTGAAATCACCCGCAGAGGCCGTGAGCCAGCAGTAATTGTCAGCAAGGCTACTTTCGAAGCCTACAAAAAAGCGGCGCTGGATGCTGAATTTGCATCCCTGTTTGACACCCTGGACTCCACCAACAAGGAACTGGTTAACCGATAATGAGGCATATATCACCGGAAGAACTTATTGCGCTTCATGATGCGAATATAAGCCGCTACGGCGGCCTGCCGGGAATGTCAGATCCGGGTAGGGCAGAGGCCATTATCGGGAGAGTTCAGGCCAGAGTTGCCTACGAAGAGATCACCGACCTTTTCGAAGTCTCCGCCACCTACCTGGTGGCTACAGCGAGAGGGCATATATTCAATGATGCCAATAAGCGTACCGCGCTAAACAGTGCGCTGCTATTTCTACGCCGTAACGGGGTGCAGGTATTTGATTCACCTGAACTGGCAGACCTTACTGTAGGCGCTGCGACTGGCGAGATATCTGTATCTTCTGTCGCCGACACGTTACGTAGATTGTATGGTTCTGCGGAGTAGATTAATGGCACGCAAATACAACAAATTGTCCCGTGAAGCGTTAAAGATGCTTCTTGATGGCGTGAGTCGCCGCAAGGTAAAGCAATACCTGGTTGGTAAGCAAATTGGAGTCAGGACCGCTATTGCTGTGTTATGCCGTCAGGAAATGGTTGTGCTTAAACAGAGAATGCCGGGCAGCAGATAAAGCCCAATCAGTGATTAAAGGTGTGATGTGAAAGCCGTAATTACTCCCTTTGTACAGAAAGAGCTTGGCCTCGCCACGTTCAAAGTGGATCAGGAGGTCAGAAAGCTGGTGGAGGCTGGCCGTAAATTTATCATGGAGCCGGTGCCGCGTGAGTTAATCGAGCACATGGAAGACGGCCTCGTTGTTACCGAGCAAACCATGGCAACAAATGAGGCGTTGCAGCCGTTTTTTAACAGCGATGAACTGTTTCGCCGTATTGGTGGAATTGACGCGCTGGTGGTGTGGTTGCGTAGGAAAGAGGGTCAATGCCAGGCCGCAGATCGTAGTTGGTGTGACAACCATATTGTCCACGCTGAACGAGACAATAGCGCGGTGTTGTTGTGCTGGCATCACGATAACCATTACCGGATGCGTGGTTTTAATGAGCTGAAAGAAACGCTGCACAATAATCGCGTTAACTGGATACTGGATGTCGCCCGTCAGGAAATGGGCCTTTCAAATAGCCATGATTTAAGTATTCAGGAGCTGTGCTGGTGGGCTTTCATGCGCAACATGATGCACCTGATGCCGGAAGAAGTCTGCCGCATATCAATAAATAAGATGAAGGCTACTCCGCAGGATAGCGGACCTCTGAAAGAGGCGGATATTCGCCCGTATGACGATCGCGCTACAGCATATGTTCAGATGATGGAAGAACGCGCCGCGCCGATGCGTGCAAAAGTATGCCCTGTGGATGTTGACTCCGACCCAGGTATGGCGCATTTCAAAATACCAAAACTTCAATCGCTAAAATTGCCCGAGTACATGGACTTTGTGGCTTCCCGTCCATGCTGTGGCTGTGGAGCTGCGGGAGCTGGCGCTCACATTACGCCTTATATCGTTCGTCATAGTCGATTATGCGCGCATGACATTTATGCTATTCCTCTGTGCCAGTCATGCCAGCGTGATATTGAGCGTGACCGCGATAATTGGGAGAAGACGCACGGTAGGCTGGCGATGCATCAACGATTGTTCTTTGATTACGCGCTTGGAGTCGGCGCTATCACAAGTCACTCGTCGAGCGTTAGATAAAATTGCTATAATGTATTGCTATTTCTTTAATCGAGGGTATTATATTCCACGTTGATTAGTTGACATGGGCTAATCAGTAGGTGACAGGATGTTACTTAACTGGCAGGGACGCCACTTCATGGAAATAAATCACTCACGAATAACATCGTACGAGATTGCGGATTACATGATCCGCACTAAATCTCTTCTATCAGCGAAAGAACTCGCAGCAATTCTTGAAAAGGAATACCCGCATCTGGATGTCGATAAGCGCGATGTTTATCTGCGCTTAAAGGCTATCGCTGTGTCTAAGTATTCGTCTGTTTTGATTGATGACAGTACACGCCCACGTAGATTTCAGATCCACTCTCTGAATCCTGAATTCTTTCGCCGCAGCCGCGCTCCGCGCCGGTTTGATGAAAAACTCCAGAACGAACTCTATATGACGCAGGACGAAAAGGAACGCCGGGAGCACCAGCCTTGGGTGATGGCGCGTCAACTTTTCAATAAGGTGGTCCGTCAGCACCGTCATTACGGTAATGCCACATCCGCACGTATCTGATTGATTGCTTGCCCGTTCCGGGCCTTTTGACATGTGACTTTCGTTACCCTCGCGTCAAAAAGAGTTTTATACGAAAGGAAGCATAAGTGACCTGGGACGATCACAAGAAGAATTTTGCTCGCCTGGCGCGAGATGGTGGTTACACCATCGCACAATATGCCGCCGAGTTTAATCTCAACCCAAACACCGCACGTCGTTATCTCCGTGCATTCAAAGAAGACACCGGAACAGCGGACAGCCGTAAGCCAAATAAGCCTGTCAGAAAACCACTAAAAAGCATGATCATTGATCACGCTAATGATCAACGTGCAGGTGATCACATTGTGGCTGAAATGGCTGAAAAACAAAGAGTTAATGCTGTTGTCAGTGCCGCAGTCGAGAACGCGAAGCGCCAGAATAAGCGCATAAATGATCGTTCTGATGATCATGACGTGATCACCCGCGCCCACCGGACCTTACGTGATCGCCTGGAACGCGACACCCTGGATGATGATGGTGAACGCTTTGAATTCGAAGCTGGCGATTACCTGATAGATAACGTTGAAGCGCGGAAGGCCGCGCGCGCTATGTTGCGTCGGTCCGGGGCTGATGTTCTGGAAACCACTCTTCTGGAAAAGTCTCTCTCTCATCTCCTTATGCTGGAGAACGCCAGGGATACGTGTATTCGCTTGGTTCAGGAAATGCGCGATCAGCAAAAAGACGATGATGAAGGAACTCCGCCTGAATACCGTATCGCGAGCATGCTAAACAGCTGTTCCGCGCAGATAAGCAGCCTGATCAACACCATTTACAGCATCCGGAATAACTATCGAAAAGAAAGCCGGGAGGCGGAAAAGCACGCTTTGTCTATGGGGCAAGCTGGCATTGTTAAGCTGGCATACGAACGAAAGCGTGAAAACAACTGGTCAGTGCTGGAGGCAGCTGAATTCATCGAGGCGCATGGAGGGAAAGTACCGCCCCTGATGCTGGAGCAAATCAAAGCCGATCTGCGTGCTCCTAAGACCAATACCGATGATGAGGAAAGGCAAACAGCCGTCGGTGGCCCTTCTCTTGAAGATCTGGACAAAGTTGCGCGAGAACGGGCCGCCAACCGCCGCGCCGATGCCGCATTGTGGATTGAGCAGCGTAGGGAAGAAATCGCCGATATCGTTGATACAGGCGGTTATGGAGATGTTGATACTGAAGGTGTATCAAACGACCCATGGCTGGAACAAGACCTGGACGAAGACGAGGAGGAAGACGAAGAAGTTACCCGCAAGCTATACGGGGATGATGATTAATGGCCAGAAGTTGCGTAACAGATCCACGTTGGCGCGAGCTGGTGGCGCTATATCGTTATGACTGGATTGCTGCCGCTGATGTTTTGTTCGGCAAAACACCTACCTGGCAGCAGGATCTGATTATTGAGTCTGTGCAGGAACAGGGTAGCAAGACATCTGTTTCGTCTGGTCACGGTACCGGGAAATCAGACATGACTTCTATCATGATCATGTTGTTCATAATCATGTATCCAGGTGCCCGTGCCATTATCGTTGCGAACAAAATTCAGCAGGTAATGACCGGTATATTCAAGTACATCAAGATAAACTGGGCTACTGCCACCAGCCGTTTCCCATGGCTTGCTGATTATTTTGTTCTGACAGAAACCGCTTTCTATGAGATTACTGGTAAAGGTGTATGGACTGTAGTACCGAAGGGCTTTCGTCTGGGAAGTGAAGAAGCTCTCGCCGGTGAACACGCAGATCATCTTCTGTATATTATCGATGAAGCCTCCGGTGTCAGTGATAGAGCTTTCGGTATCATCACCGGTGCTCTTACCGGACAGGATAACCGCATCTTATTGCTGTCACAGCCTACACGCCCAAGCGGCTATTTCTACGATACACACCATAAACTGGCCAAGCGTCCTGGTAACCCTGATGGCGTTTATACGGCGATCACGCTTAACAGTGAGGAATCACCGTTGGTAACGCCAGCATTTATCAAAATGAAGCTGGCGGAGTACGGCGGGCGTGATAACCCTATGTACATGATTAAGGTACGCGGCCTATTCCCTAAATCACAGGATGGCTTCCTTCTTGGGCGTGATGAGGTTGAACGTGCAACGCGGCGGAAAGTCAAGATTGCAAAAGGATGGGGCTGGCTTGCATGTGTGGACGTTGCTGGTGGTACGGGACGGGATAAGTCCGTTATCAATATCATGATGGTGTCCGGCCAGCGAAATAAACGCCGTGTAATCAACTATCGAATGCTGGAATACACAGACGTTACAGAAACGCAGCTTGCCGCCAAAATTTTCGCAGAATGTAATCCTGAGCGATTCCCCAATATCACCATAGCGATAGACGGCGATGGCCTGGGTAAAGCAACGGCGGATCTGATGTACGAGTATTATGGTATTACCGTACAGCGTATACGCTGGGGTAAAAAGATGCATAGCCGTGAAGATAAGAGCCTGTACTTTGATAAACGTGCTTATGCCAACGTTCAAGCCGCAGAGGCCGTAAAATCTGGTCGTATGAGACTGGATAAGGGTAATGAAACTATTGAGGAAGCGTCGAAAATCCCTGTAGGGATTAACTCCGCAGGTCAATGGAAGGTGATGAGTAAGGAGGATATGAAGAAAAAACTCAACCTGCACTCACCAGACCATTGGGATACATATTGTTTCGCTATGCTGGCTGATTATGTTCCCCAGGATGAAGTGCTTAGCGTCGAAGACGAAGCGCAGGTTGATGAAGCTCTGGCATGGCTTAATGAATAACTCATTGACCATGCCGGATAGAAACTATTGCGCGCTTTCGGGGTTGTCGTTTACTGGCTGCCCCTTCTTAGTGTTACGGCTGCGCGTAACTGATGCGGCTGATTTGACCTTTTTCTCTTCGCGAGTGATGGCAATTTGTTTTTTTACATTTTCAATATCTGCCAGGCGATATATTTTTGCCTGCGGCCAGCGGTCGCAGATGATCGGTTCTATAGAGTCATAAAGGCTAAATTTTGCTTTCTCGAATTCACCGTTGATGATGATTCCATCACGGAGAGTTTCATCGCAGATAAACACACCACACAGCGGCACATGGTAACTAACTGATTTACCATCATTGTAGTTAGGGCTACTGGAAATGTAGTGGACGCGCAGCATTGTTTCGCTAAAGCCGTGTACACGCATACGGAATTTTTCATCCTCCGGGTACTGCTTCATTAGCTCTTTTGTTGCTTCCAGGTTCTCTATGTATTTCGCACTGTGCTCATTGATCCCCGCGCTTTTCTGGATGCGAATGTCCTTATCAATCAGATGAATAATGCGGCCAGCGGTCATGTTGACGCTGTTCACAGCTTCTGTCTGATAAGTCGTAACCTTACGCACACCGCGAAGGATGTTAGGCACTGGATATAAAATAGTCTTTGGGATATTGAGGTCTGGGTACTGTTCCAGTTCCCGCGCCATTAAAGTCCATTTATCAATTTCAGCCTGAATGCTGTCTGTTTCTTTGAACGGCAGAACGACAACCGGGCGAACAGGACGACCGTCGCTGGCGGCATCAACGTGTTGGGCGCGTGCAACAGCTTTTTTTAGAAAGAGATCCCTGAAGCTGACGAACTCCTGGTACAGTTGTTCGCCGTAGACATAATTTATCATTGATCCTCCTCCAGAATTGACATGGCCAACAACTCACAGCGGATTACACTGGGAGTTGTTGGCCACCATTATAGAAGGATCCAACGAAAATAATAGATTTATTAGTGCATTTATTGTGAGTCTGGCTGGTTAGTGGCCATGAGATATTCGATTGTGTCAGTGAGATCATCCAGGTCGTCTTGGGTGATGCGGTACTCCTGATTGGATATCTTTGAGTAGTGTTCAGCAATGGCGCGGGCAGCGTCGGTTTCGGCGGGGTCTACAGATAAAGCGTTAGAGCAATGTCTAACGTCGTCGATGGTTGGTGGAATGAAAGCCATAATTATGCCTCACTGTATTGACAACACAGAGCCTGAAGCTCTGACCTACTGTTTCACCCATGATCCATGCTGGGGTAATCTAACAACATTGCGCTGTGTGTAAGATGAGCAATGCATAGCTGTAATGCCGTTGTATAAGGTTTCCCTGTTTGCTCATTTCCTTCTGAGCCGCTCTACAACGCTGAAGACACATTAAATAGTGAATCCAAAGTCGTATTACGAAACGGCGGCAAAACTATAATTTATTAGAGCAATTGTCAAACAACTATGAAAAACAATCCAGTTTTTGGCTGGTGGAGTGGGATTTTTCTCTCAAAATTTATTGCTCTAATAATTCTTGATTTTTATGCGCAGCTGGACGTAAACTCCTCTTCGGACCTAATAACTTCGTATAGCATACATTATACGAAGTTATCTTAAGGGTTATTGAACATGATCAATTTACCTGTAAATCCATACAGTTCAATACCTTATCAGGTCAAATAGTGATCACTTGATCATTTGATCAAGGTTGCGCTACGTAAAATCTGCGAAATGTTGGCAGTGTTAGTGCTCCAGATTTCGCGTAGCGCACTTAGCACCACCAATCAATCAGAGGTGAAAAATGGGATATTCAGCTGCTAAAGTGTCCACTCATATTGAGCTTGAGAAAAACCGTGGTTACTGGCGGGCAAAAGGGTTTGATCGTGATAGTTGTCAACTGTCATTATCGCGCGGTGAAGAGAAAATAGAACGCACGCGCGGTCGCTGGCGTTTCTATGACGAGAACCATAAACAGGTAAAGGCAGAGCCGATCCTGTACACTTTACTTAAAACCATTATCTGAGTGTTAAATGTCCAATTTACTGACCGTACACCAAAATTTGCCTGCATTACCGGTCGATGCAACGAGTGATGAGGTTCGCAAGAACCTGATGGACATGTTCAGGGATCGCCAGGCGTTTTCTGAGCATACCTGGAAAATGCTTCTGTCCGTTTGCCGGTCATGGGCGGCATGGTGCAAGTTGAATAACCGGAAATGGTTTCCCGCAGAACCTGAAGATGTTCGCGATTATCTTCTATATCTTCAGGCGCGCGGTCTGGCAGTGAAAACTATCCAGCAACATTTGGGCCAGCTAAATATGCTTCATCGTCGGTCCGGGCTGCCACGACCAAGTGACAGCAATGCTGTTTCACTGGTCATGCGACGGATCCGAAAAGAAAACGTTGATGCCGGTGAGCGTGCAAAACAGGCGCTGGCGTTCGAACGCACTGATTTCGACCAGGTTCGTTCACTCATGGGAAATAGCGATCGCTGCCAGGATATACGGAATCTGGCATTTCTGGGGATTGCTTATAACACCCTGTTACGTATAGCCGAAATTGCCAGGATCAGGGTTAAAGATATCTCACGTACTGACGGTGGGAGAATGTTAATCCATATTGGCAGAACGAAAACGCTGGTTAGCACCGCAGGTGTAGAGAAGGCACTTAGCCTGGGGGTAACTAAACTGGTCGAGCGATGGATTTCCGTCTCTGGTGTGGCTGATGATCCGAATAACTACTTGTTTTGCCGGGTCAGAAAAAATGGTGTTGCCTCGCCATCATCCACCAGCCAGCTATCAACTCGCGCCCTGGAAGGGATTTTTGAAGCAACTCACCGATTGATTTACGGGGCTAAGGATGACTCTGGTCAGAGGTACCTGGCCTGGTCTGGACACAGTGCCCGTGTCGGAGCCGCGCGAGATATGGCCCGCGCCGGAGTTTCAATACCGGAGATCATGCAAGCTGGTGGCTGGACCAACGTAAATATTGTCATGAACTATATCCGTAACCTGGATAGTGAAACAGGGGCAATGGTGCGCCTGCTGGAAGATGGCGATTAGCCATTAACGCGTAAATGATTGCTCTAATTCTTTGATATTTATGGTGACATATGAGAAAGAATTTCAACATCGACGGAAAATATGTAGTGCTGTCAGTGAGCACTAATATTCAGTCGCCAGCCGTCATTGTCACTGTAAAGCTGAGCGATAGAATGCCTGATATTGACTCAATATCCGTTGCGTTCCCTGTCAGAAGTATGCGTAGTGCTGAACATTTCGTGATGAATGCCACCGAGGAAGAAGCACGGCGCGGTTTTGCTAAAGTGATGTCTGAGTTTGGCGAATTTTTGGGGCACGTTGACAAAGCCCTCTCAATCAGTTCAGCAAGGTCCAAAGCATTAACAGCTTCCATGATGAAATAAAAAAAGCCTGGCAAGGAGCCAGGCTGCACAAAAGAGCGGGTTTGTATTCCGCATCCAATCAATCAAGAAGGAGTATAGCACACAGGTACTGAAGTGAAAAAATGTGATTCGCGATAAACAAAATCTCTACCATTGCTCTAATTGATTGCTATAATTGAGCCGCAGTTTTTGTCAACTACGAAGACGTTGCCATTACTTAACTCCTTGACATCATTGGCGGCCATCAGGCCGCCTTTTTTTTGCCATATGAAAACAATCGAACAAAAAATTGAACAGCACCGTAAGTGGCAGAAGGCAGCCAGAGAACGAGCGATCGCTCGGCAACGGGAGAAGTTGGCTGATCCGGCCTGGCGAGAATCTCAATATCAGAAAATGCGGAATACTATCGACCGCCGTATCGCTAAACAGAAAGAGCGCCCACCAGCCAGCAAAACGCGGAAAAGCGCGGTAAAAATAAAATCTCGTGGCTTGAAGGGACGAACACCGACGGCGGAGGAGCGGCGCATAGCCAATGCTCTTGGCGCTCTCCCCTGCATTGCCTGCTATATGCATGGAGTAATATCTGAAGAGGTGTCTCTGCACCATATCTCCGGTCGTACCGCGCCTGGTTGTCACAAAAAGCAATTGCCACTTTGTAGATGGCACCACCAGCATGCAGCACCGGCTGAAGTAAGAGAAAAATACCCCTGGCTGGTCCCTGTTCATGCCGATGGTGTGGTTGGAGGCAAGAAAGAATTCACCTTGCTGAACAAGTCAGAGATGGAGTTGCTGGCTGACGCCTATGAGATGGCAAACAGCATGCACTAATAAATATATTATTTTTAATCTGAAATAATTGACAACTGACAAGTGACTTCAGTCAGAATCATCACATGCCCGGTACGGATGGATCCCTTTTCAAATATTCCATGGACGGCACAGTCTGAGTACCGGGCGCTACCTTCAGTTGTATTGCTAAGCCGCCGCTGGTGGCTTTTCTTTTTTATAAGGGGCGCTATGGATAAGAAAATATGCGTTGTTTCGATGAGCGTCGGCAAACCGGCGTCAATGACTGCCGCATGGATCAACAATGAGCTGATAATGGCTGAGCGGACCAGCTACCCTGAACGCCGCCGCGATATGGAACTCCAGCTGCTGCGCGAATTGCGAGAAAAAGAGGAAAAGGGTTTTATCGTGCTGGTGGAAGAGGAAAACAGCTTTATTACGGGTCGAGTTGGCCAGCGTGTAAGGTTGCGCGATCCCTTCATGAACGGCAGGCCGGTACTAATTGAAGCAATGCAGATTTACAAGGAGCTGGAACGCCAGAAAGCGATCAAGTTACCGCGCAAAGAATCCGGCAAATACATCCTCCACCAAAGCATCTTCGATTCCGAACACGACAAAAAAGGCGATGAATTTTTCAACATCAACTGGAGCGAAATAACGACAGAGCACGTTCTGTCGTTGTTATGCTGCTTCGCAACGGAATATAACAACGTTGCAAGCGCCGACTACATCAGGGCAATGGCTGGAGAAGTTGAGGCCCGCCAGGAACCATCGTTACTAAGCCCTCTGATTAACATAATTCGCGGAACCCAATGTCTAGCCGACAAGCGAGTTCCTCAAGGCTTACTTACCGGC